TTTTTCGACCAGAGAAATGCTCTTAATAAAGTTGTGCGTGATCTGGCTCGCAAGGATGAAAATTCTGATATTTTTGAGAGGGCAATTACTTCTGGCGTAATCCCTCGGCTTGACTATGTGCCATGTGTAATGGAGTCGAGCGGAAATGATTTGCTTGTGAGCTTAAACGATTTGCATTTTGGAGCGTGTGTAGACAACTATTGGAACTACTATAATTCCGATGTTTGTGCGCAGCTTCTTAATGAATATCTGGATCGCATCCTTGAAATTTCCGCCTTGCATGGATCGGAGAATTGTTATGTATGGGCAAATGGAGACTTGATTAGCGGAAATATTCATAAGTCTATTGCCGTGTCGAACAGAGAAAATGTTATTCAACAGGTCGTTGGAGTGTCTGAACTTCTTGCGGAGTTTTTGTCTACATTAAGCCGACACTTTAAGAATGTTTACTTTTCTTCTGTTGCTGGAAATCATTCTCGGCTTGAAGAGAAAGATGTTGCTTCGATTCATGAGCGTCTTGACGATTTAGTTGAGTGGTATTTGAAAGCTCGTCTGCAAGCTTTTGAGAATGTGTCGTTTGATCATTACAGAAAGATCGACGATACGATGTATTTGCTTGATATTCGCGGCAAGACCTATCTCGGTGTGCATGGCGATTATGATGGATCTGTTGGAAAAGTTCAATCGCTTCAGACAATGGCAAAAGAACCGGTGTACGCCATTCTTTCAGGTCATTTACATCACAATAAGACCGATAGTGTTCAAGGCGTGAAAACGATTATGGCTGGCAGCTTTCTCGGTATGGATGACTACTGCGTTGGAAAGCGCATTTACGGAGCGCAGCAACAGTTGGTTTGCGTCTGTGATTATAATGGTGTCAAAGCATTTTACGATATTGACTTTGATACGACTCGTTATCGCCCACAAAGGAGCGATACATCAGCATGAATATCAATAAAGCAGATTTGGTAAATACGCTTGCTCAGAATAATAAGGCGTATAAGAAGTACATGGTCAAGGATATCGTTGACGATATCTTTGATGAAATTGCGAATGCTCTTAGAAACGGAGATCGAGTTTCGATTTATGGGTTTGGAACATTTGATGTGAAAAAGTATAAGTCGCATCCCGCTCTTCATCCAGTGACGAAAGAGAGCATCGTTGTTCCGGAGTTCCAGAATGTCGTGTTTAAGTCCGGAGCAGAACTTTTAAGAAGTATTCGAGAATGACTATGGGATGGGGCTTTTGCCCCTCCCTACTTGGCTGAGTGGAGAAGCTGGTTTTCTTGCCGCTCCCATAAAGCGGAGACGCTGGTTCAAGTCCAGCCTCAGCCACCAAAAAAATCTGAAATTATTTTGCTAATTCCTATTGACAACTGTGTGCCTATGTGCTATACTCAATAATGTCAAGAGGACATAGTTAAACAATATGCTGGCGTGGCACAATTGGTAGCGCAGGTGATTTGTAATCATCAGGTTGCGGGTTCAAGTCCTGTCGCCAGCTCCATGATCTTTGAAAATTCAATATTTGAATCATGCTTATGATTAACTCGGTGAATAAAGTGTGTCAGCACTCCGAGACGCGCAGTAGTTCCCGCTGGATTTACGAGGGATACCTTTTATTGTCCAGGCGGCAGTAATGCAGCGATGTATTGCTGGGAGGCGGAAACCGCCAACGAAAATGTGTGTTGCCAAGAGTTATCGCTACAAAAAGCACGGAACTTTCGGGCGCAGCAATAGACGCTCCTGTGGAGAATAATCCTCAAGGATGCTGGTGTGGCAACCAGTACAACCGGAGGAAATGCCAACAATGCGCTCCTGTCTTGATGTCGAAGAAACTCGACTATAACGAAAGTCGCCGGTTAAAGTAGCCGTAGGACAGTTTTGGTATTTGATCTTTAATACGATATGATGAAAAAGAAATTGTATGAAACTATCAAATTTTCTGAACGAACGGTGAAATTTGCGGGTAAACAATCCCGCGCAGGAATTGGCCTAATACAGTTCACTGTGTAAGGCTGGGGTAAGAAGTTAAAGGTCGCTCCTTGAAGCTCAGACTTATCTCCCTGGTGGCTGAACATTGTGAGAAGGTAATGGAGGTAGAGCGAAGGCTCAATGATAGGTATGATTCAAGTATTGAATTTTCTTTCCAAGGAATTAGCAAAATAATTTTTGTGGGGTGTGTTTTATGCAGTTCAAAATTGCAACAAAGGATCTTAGCAAGTTTTCGGCAATGAATATCGTTTGCGATGGCGATGCAGTAACTCTTAGTTTCGATGATAGTTCAACGAGTGAGCATATTGTTGAGTCTGTTTGCAAAGCGCCGCTTGCAATGCCTTTGAGAGATTTGAACCATCTTTCTTGGGGCGAAATCAATCAGATCGGGTTGTCTGGTAAGGCGCGTGATGTGTTTGCACTTGGCGCACAAAAGAAAGACCACATGAAGAATGGGTTTGTTGCTGTATGGCAGATTATTGGATTTAACCATGACGATCTTGCTGATGGAACTGGAAAAGCACCTCTCTCTTGGGATATGGTCAGAGTTTACAACGATGACGGGTCGTGGAACGACGAAAGCACGAATCGCGGCGGATATGAAGCTTCTGTTGTAAGACGCAGGCTGGATACGGAGTTCTTCTCTCTTTGCTCTGATGAGTTGCAGGCAATTATTAAGCCGGTCATTAAACTTACAAGCGCTGGCGATTGCAGTAAGGAAATTATCAAGAGCATTTGTAAGATTTGGCTCAAGAGCGAAAAAGAGCTGTACGGTCGTTGTTTCTATTCGATGCCTGGCGAGGGGCATTGGTACGAATATTATAAGCAAGAGGATGTTCCTTACTATAAGGAAGATGATGACGGAAATCGTCGTTGCAACCTGTTGCGTTCTCCGTACTACGGCTACAGCTACGCCTTCTGCTATGTGAACACGAACGGCGGTCCTCGCCGGCGCCAGGTTTTCCTATGGCCTCGCCCCCGCTTTCAGTTCCTAATCTCAAATCAAATAAAATCCGTCCTCGAAAGAGGACGGTTACATGGGGACATAGCTCAGTTGGGAGAGCGCCTGCCTTGCAAGCAGGAGGTCGTGAGTTCGATTCTCATTGTTTCCACCAGATTATGCCATGTTGGTTATGTTGGCGTTTGCGCGGTTCAGCTCATTACTTGACTGCTATTCCAGCTAAAAACCTATCGGCTGCAGACGAGGTTCTACGGACGCATGGTCTATTTCGGAGTATAGCTCAGTAGGTAGAGCGCACGACTGATAATCGTGAGGTCGAAAGTTCGACTCTTTCTACTCCGACCACAAAATTAAATATGGGGCAGTAATGGGTTCGACGGGGTTTTGATAGGACGAAATACGCAGGTATGGAGACCGCCTAAGGCTCAAACAAAAATGAAATGACAACGATTCTATTGTGGTTATGATTCATCCCGCTCTGTATGCTGTTATGGAGGGTATTGCTGCTTAATTGCAGTTGATGAATACCTAAACGATGCACTTTCAGTCTTGGTAAGTATCTGCGGTAATAAAGAATCAGACTGACATTGCAGTTTTCCTTATCACTGTGAAAAGAAATAAGGTGGTGGAGGTCGCAAAACTGGTGCGGCTCTGAGTTGGTCGATAGCACCACGCAGCTCGTCTTATGACAAAATGCAAATTGCTATCTATTGCGTAAGAATGTTTTGTTCATGTAGGAATTTCGGACAGGGGTTCGACTCCCCTCTGCTCCACGGCATCATGAGAGAAGCCTGCTCGTGGCGATGCTGCTTTTACTGATTCTCTCAAAAGCAAATCTGGGTATAGCTCAGTAGGTAGAGCGTGTGATTTGGGATCACGAGGCCGCTGGTTCGAGACCAGCTACTCAGACCATAAAAGGCACACACAGCAACATTAGATGATTTTCTTGCGGATAATAGAAAGTACATAAGTGCCTTGCCGTTGTTAGAGACGCTTACAGCAACTTCAAATTTCTATACATAAAAGATGAGTTGGATTTTATCTATTGGGTGTAAATGATGTTGCGTCTCGTTGAAAATATTGGCGTATAGCTCTAACTGGTAGAGCGCCTGACTGTTAATCAGGATGTTGTCGGTTCGAGTCCGGCTATGCCAGCCATATTGGTGTCACAACGTACTGCGACTTAATGACTGTCTGAATGGATGACAGCGCCAATTTTATAGCGGAGTGTAGCAGTGGTAGCTTACCAGCCTCATAAGCTGGTGGTCGTTGGTTCAAATCCAACCTCCGCCCCCATGCCCGTCCACATAAGAGGTGGTTACTCTATAAACCGTAGTGGGAATGAAACCGTCATGTCTGGCAGTGATGACTTTTTGCAAGCTTTTAGAGTAAAACCTTGCTGCGACCCAACAGCATAGAGTTGGAGGCAAGGCCAATGCCTTGAATTGGCCTATTTGTCCGGTTAGCTCAGCAGGTTAGAGCATCTGCCTTACAAGCAGGAGGTCGGCGGTTCGATTCCGTCACGGGACACCACGAGTCATTATTAAGACAACTAAGACTCTAAAAAATGATTGTCTTCTTTGTGTGGGTATGATGTTTAACGGCAAGCATTTCTGCCTTCCAAGCAGACTGTGCGGGTTCAAATCCCGCTATCCACTCCACTCCGAACATTTGTGACTTCTCTACTTGACAAATTGGTTTGGAGAAATGCTGTGATCGCAGGCATTCAATAATCGTCGAACCTTTTGAGAGTTGGTAATCTCACGGTAGTCCACAGCCCGTTAGTGAACGTAGAGCCAAGTGGAATATAACCTGTCGTATGAGATGGTCGCATCTCTTGTTGTATGGCGACGGCTATATAATTGCGATGGGAAATATGCGGGTATGGCGGAACTGGCAGACGCGCCAGATTTAGGATCTGGTGGGCAACCGTGCAGGTTCGATTCCTGTTACCCGTACCACGAAGAGCGCATACAGCAACCTTATTTATGGAATCAACTTTTAACTGATCAGCCAAACAAGGCGCTCTGCAATTAAAATATGCTGGCGTGGTGGAATCGGCAGACGCGACGGACTCAAAATCCGTTGGTAGATATACCGTGTGGGTTCAAGTCCCACCGCCAGCACCATATGCGCCAGTAGCTCAATCGGATAGAGCAAAAGATTTCTAATCTTTAGGCTACGGGTTCAAGTCCTGTCTGGCGTACCAAATCAATATTGGGGTATAGCCAAGCGGTAAGGCACGGGACTTTGACTCCCGTATCGTTGGTTCGAGTCCAACTACCCCAGCCATAAGGAATGAGAATCTATGAAGAGGAAGAAAATGAAAGGACTTGCTTCATTAAAAGAGGCTCGTCAGAAAGCTCGTGCAATATCTGATTATTTTCCAATTCCGATATATCTTGAAACAGATGGGTCATATTCTGTAAAGTTTCCAAATGATCGGAAAGCCGTGTTTTGCGTCGCCGTTGATAAGAGCGGCGCGAAATATCGTATGGGTAAGGTTCGTGACATCGGTACTGGCAGAATGAAACCTGGGTATGTCAGAGTATAGCAGCTTCTATATGGTGCGTTGGACGAATTGGTAGAGTCACCGCCCTTTCACGGCGGAATTTAAGGGTTCAAATCCCTTACGCATCACCAATATGAAAGAGGTGTAACTTATGCCGCGAAAAGCAAGTTCATTATCAGTTGATAAAGAACGAAAGGTTGTAAAGAAAATTCCTGCATCAGATTGCGGAACTGGCGTTTTATGCAAAACAAGATCTGGAAAGGAATATCGTATTTCTCAAAATCCAGAAAAAACTCTGACAGAAAAATCTTCATAAAATTTATGACAAATAAATTCAAAACAACTTCTCATTTCAGTAAGCGGCA